CATCAGCTCACCATTGTTTGTATTGTAAAGGCTTTCCAGTTTATTGTAAGAGCTGCCACCCCTGTAACTTGTACCACTGCATTGTTTCCAGAGGCAACCATTGTTGCATTGGCTGCAATTAGTGCGGCTTCTTCGTTTGTAATTTTATCAACTGTGCCACAAACAACCGCTGCTGCGCCAGTTGTTCTAAACGTTGCAAATAAACTGTATCCGCATCCCGCTGGTGTCGTGCTTTCAAATCCCGCAATACGTGCTTCAATAGCATAAGTTGCAGGTGTAGCGCCAAGAGGTATTGTTATTAAATCTGCAGTAACAGCTCCTACTGTTTGACCAGTGCCACTATATGGCGTATCATCTCTTGTAATAGTGATTGTGTTAGATACTGGAACGCCTGTGGTTGTCAGCCCTTCTCCTGTAAGCAAATTAATATTAAATGCTCCATCGGGTCCAACTGCTCCACCAACATCGCCTGTAAGAGTCTCTATATTGGCTAGAGGTGAAGTTTTATCGCTTAAAATACCGCCCTGGCTCATTATTGCCTCTCAACGATTACAGCTTCGATATAGAATGTTCCTGTCGTTGCAACTGTAGGCCCATCTTTTGCATAAAACACAGTGCCTTGAGCAAACATCAAATCATTGTATGAGGGGGAATTGGTTCTAATGTCATACACATTGAAGCTATTTGCTGGCAAGAAAAGCATGTTATTAGTGCCATCCGTAGATATATACACGTCACCATTTGTAGCATTCTTAAAAGTAAGGCAAACAGCAGGAGACGGCAAAGCAGAGCCGACGGCAGCATAGTTTGCTCCAATAGATGCAACTCCCGCACTTCTTAGAGTGTCAAATTTAGCCGAATTTCGATAACCCATTTATTATCCTTGTGTTGCTATGTAAGGCCCTTGGCTTAAGATTCCTTTAAAAGGCAAAGGGTTGCTTACTGTTCTACTTACTTTTTTTTTATTGCTGAGGGTGCTTTTTTAGCACTTATTTTTATTTCTACTTTAGCTTTCGATGGTTTCTTCATAGCTTGCATAAGCTTTTTATCTTCTTTAATGCTTTCTTTAGCTTCTTTGATGTCTTCTTGCAAATGCTTTTTAATCTTCATTTCTTCTTTTTCCTTGCTTGTCCAGATTCTGAAAGAGCTATTGCAAGAGCTTGGCGAGGCTTCTTTACGATTGGCCCCATCTTAGAGCCCATGTGTAAGCTACCTTCTTTAAATTCTTCCATCACTTTCTTTACTTTAGCTTGCTTTTGAGCTTTAGTTTTCATCTTTACATTTCTCACTTGGTAAGGTTCAAATTCACCGATAAAGGCTCTCTGACTAGTCATTAGTTTATAATCAAATAGTTAAAAGTTGATTCGTCCCCTGTTTCAGTAGCAAGTGTGTTATGACGTGTCGATGTAACTACAAAACTACCAGCTGTTACATTGCTTACATGTAAGTCGGCAATAGCTGTTGAAGCGTTTAAACCATCTCTTGTTAAGAATATACTAGAATTAGCGGTTACAGCTGAGTTAGAAACCGTTGCAGTTCCTGCGACTAATACGTCAGTTCCCACAACACCGCCGTTAAGTACAGCCCATTGACCTAGCCCCGCTGTTGCACCTGTGTAACTATAAACTGTGCCATCATAGATCGCTTGATAGCCAATTTTAAAACCAACGTCAGCAGTTGTTGGTGCTCTATTCCAGCTTTCAGGAACTGGTGCTAATTGAATATTTGCGGCTCCTACGCCGTACCCTGTGATATTATTATTGCTGTTTCTAATAGCCATATAACCCTCTTTTTTTCAGTAGATTGCTTGCAGAGAAAAGAATTATCAACAAATTTTGTTCATCGTTTGTCGATTTATTGTCTATAAGTAAAGGGGTTTTTTCTAGCTTGTTTATAACTCTCGACTTATGAAAAGTTCTTCGACAACTTATAAACTATTGCTTTTAGAGAAGAAAACATCTAGTTATCGACATTTCCACAATGTAAGAAGAAGAAGAAGTATTAAGATATAATATTAGTATTCTTCATTAGTTTATGTTGAAATGTTGACAAATATAAAGCATATTTGCTACAATCTTGCCAAAATTTATAGAAGGGGGTTATTATGTCAATACTTGAAGGGCTAATAAGTTTTTGGGGCGGATATTTTTGCGGATATCAAGATCAAAAAAGAAACAATGAAATACAAATGCAACATTTGCAACAATTACATGCACAAGAACGCATTAAACAGCTCGAATTTGAGCTTCAAAGAATGAAGCAAGCTTTGTACTATCATGATGATAAAAAGCCCTAAAAAAGGGCTTTATTTTACTTCTTTAATTGTTTTTTCATTGCATTTGTTGCTTTTTGCAATAACAGCAAAAAAGCCCTATAATTTGAGCTTAGCTTTTTTTGGCTTTGGCTTTGGCTTTGGCTTTGGCTTTCGTTTTGATTTGTCATACTTTTTTGATACTCCCATAATAGTGCTAAAAAAGTCTTTTACAATAGGCTGTTTGTATAAACCTACTTTTTTAGTGTAAGTGTAGGGTTTGCTTGGATCGTCTGGCTCGCTTTCGTCTTGTGCTAAATCTCGTATTTCTTTTGCAACTACAGTTCCCCTTGAATCTGCTATAGATGAATCCCAAGCACCTAAATACGAGTCTCCGCTAGTTATAGGCATTGTCATACCGTTTTGGATACGATTTAGTATATCATCATCAATCGGCTTTCCGTCTTTTCTTTTGTATTCGTAAAAGTCACCCGAAAGCTGGTACATTACAGAGAGATTTTTTTTGTCGGGCGTATGATAAACAAGTCCAAGGGCTGCTGATTTTGCTGCTTCTTCAACTTGTGCGGGATCAATAACAATTTTTGCTGATTTAATAAATTCCGGTGTGCCTTCAAGTTCGTCTATTTTCAATTTCTTAACTTTCCCATCTACATTTACAAGCACTCCTGAGCCTGAAAAAGCCTCAATATTTCCGATTTCATTACTTGGTGTAACAACTTCTTGGCCTTTTTTTACTTTTGAAATATCAAGCTTGGGAAATTCAATTTCTGGTGCTTCAAATTGTTTTAGCGCTTCTCTAGAAACTCTGGGTACTTCTTTTGCTACTTGGCCGTCTAATGTAGGTTCTTTTTGTTTTGTTGGTGCTTCAACAGCTTGCACTGGCTTTAGATATATTCCTTTTGTTTGATCGTGAAATATTTCCATCACTGCATTAGCTTCATTATCATTTAAATCAAAAATCCTTTTAACTTGCTCTAAATCCATCTTTGCAGAAATTTCAGCTTTACTAAGCATTTTTTTAGCAACTGATAGGATTTTACCCTCTTCTTGAGCTGGCGATCTTGTTTCAAATTGTTTTTGCAACCCTTTAAGTGATAAATCATTCTTAGTTTGTAATAAAGGCTCTTGAAAACTAATAGGGGGCCCACCAACGTTTGGAGCTTGAGGAGGAAACCCACCTGTAGGGGCTTGAGGCACAATACCGCTAGGTATAGTCGCAGGTGGCATATCACCGCTAGGCATAGGCTGTGGTTGCGTGGGTGGTTGTGGTTGCGTGGGTGATTGTTGAAATGCGCTACCAATTAAGTTTGTTGCAACGCCTACACCAAAAGGTAAAACAGCTGTCGTTATTAACTTTTTTAAATTTTTTGTTTGTTCTAACTTTTTCTTTTGTAAAGTAGAATCTAATTTATTTTGAGTTATGCGTTTTCTGCTTTCGGGATTTTCAAACACATTATCTAAATAACTTACAATGTCATTTTCGGAATAACCTGCGGTGATAGCTTGTTTTATAGTATTAGATAATTTAGGAATATTTTTAGTAATATAATCTATAATATCTCTATTATTGTAACCCATTTGTAAAGCTTGTAATATAAAACTCATTTTTTTCCCTCTAAAAAATCTGAAATTCCATTACCAAATATTGAATCTAAACTTTGTCTTGGAGGCTTATTTGTAAATTCAAATAACTCTTGGTTTTGTCTTGGAGATAAAACAATAGGTTTATCTGTAGAACTTTTTATGGAAATTGCATTATCTAAAGCTTGAGAAAAATTTATCCAATTATACCCTTTATTGTATAATCTATCTCTGATAGATAATAAAGAATCTTCTGGAGTAAAATTATTTAAAAAGAAATTAGTTAGTTCAGTTGTTTGTTGAGCATTATTTAATTTATTGCCAGGCTTAAAATTATAAATATTCTCTTTTAATTTTTTGCGTGGAGGTACTATAATTTCTTCGATTTCTGTCGGTGATAAACCTTTAGCAATTAACATAGGTCTTACTAAATTTTCTTGTCCAAAATCAATTAATTTTCTAACTGGTAGTACAAGAGATTCTAACGCTTGGTCTCTAGTTTTACCGCCTGTTAGCAAAGATCCGACAACTCCTCCAACTAATGGTTTGCCACCAATTGTTCTTCCAAAAAAACCAGGCAATTTTATTTTATCTAATGCATCTAAGGCCGATCTAACTGCGGGCGTAAACTCCTTCAAAGCTCTATCCACACCTTCGGTAACTGTCGGTGATTGGTTATAGTTTTCAGATATTCTCATAAAAGCTGGCAATTCATCTATTGAAACCCCTCTTTTTTGGGCCATATCTTCCCAAGCATTTATTTTTTCTGCTCTAGATCTTTTTTCATTTTCAATTTCTGAACGAGCAAAAGCTGTAACCTGTTCTGGGCTCATAAATTCACCCAAGCTATTTCTAGCATTTTCGATATATAAAGATTCATCTTCAGTCGTTAAAGGCTTAGGAAGTAATCCACGACTATAAAATTGTGTATTTCTTGGGTCGTTTCTAAACCCGATTTGTTCGGGAGTGTAAATTTGTTTTCGGTTTTCAATTTCTTCTTGTGACAAATTTTGTGATTCATCAATTAAACTAGGTTGTTGACCCGTTGAAATTGCACCTCCCTCTTGCCCTAATGGTTGTCCAGCTTGTATAGGTTGTCCAGTTTGTCCAGGTTGCCCTAATGGTTGTCCAGCTTGTATAGGTTGTCCAGTTTGTCCAGGTTGCCCTAATGATTGCCCAGCTTGTCCTAGTCGCTGTCTGCTTAAAATTTCAAACAATTGCCCTAAATACCTTTCCGATCCAGGTATCCCGGCTGTTGCTTTCATAATGGCAAATACTTTTCTTAAATAATCTTTTTGCGTAGGTTCTTCATAAATCGGTCTTTTCTGAGTGTCAAACAAAGGCTTTCCCTCATTGTCAACTTTTTGCTTAGGAGGAGCATATATTTCTTTCTCAGCTTGCGATAAAGCATCGGAAATTAAATTCCTTTGATATTGCGTTTGCGCTGCTTGCTGTAAACCTTGTTGTAATCCTTGACCAAGAGACATACCCAATTGATCAGCAATCGAAACTCGTGGCGGGAGAATATTAACCATTAGAAACCTCCAAATAGTGATCTACTAAATTGACTAAACACATTTTGCATAGGTGCGCCAAAGCCTAAACCAGCTCCCATTCCAAAACCTGAACCTATGTTACTGATTAAACCACCAAGTAATCCTGTTGTACCAGGTTGATAATTTGGCTGAAATGCTCTTGTACCAAGTCCAAGGCCTGCAAGCGCGTTATACTGACCTAAAGCTTGCTGCAATGCATTTTGCTGTAATCCTGCGCCCATACTTGCAAGGCTTTCCTGTAGACCTGCGCCAGCTGCGCCAAGCCCTTGACCAAAGCCAGATGAACTTAAGGCGCCTCCACGGCCTCCAAAACCTGCAAATCTTTCAGCTAGTCCGGGTATTGTTTGCTCTTGAAATTGTCTCATGTAAGGAGCTGCAAAAGCGTTGTATACATCGCTTCCACCACTGAGTAAATCAGCTAATCTATTTTGAGCCATGCCATATGCGCCTGTCGGCCCTTGCATTTGCCCAAGTTGACCTAGGATTTGACTTAGTGTTGATTTCTGTTCTTTTGTTAATAGGGGAACATTTTTCAATTGATCTTTTGCCCCGAAGATCATATCTAGGATACCTGCCATAATTTTACCTCTTTTTTAAAGTGTAGTTTGCTTTAAGAAAGATGCAAAATCAAGGAATCTTAGTGTATTCTAAAACAACTTGGGAACTTGTATAAGCACTATAATTAATTGCTGTGGTAATTGTGACGTTTGTAGCGTCAACATCCACTTTGATGTTTTCATTAAGAGTAGGAGACGATCTATCAAGGCTAATACCTGTCAAGGCTACTGGATCGGTTGCAGCCCCATAGATTCTAACCCATCTAAACGTATTTGTCACGGTCAAACCATGAGCCACTTGCTTTATGCCAGCATTGGGAAGCGCTCCAAAATCTATAACTTTTCGATATACTGGCCGAAATTCATTAGGGTTGCTCGTAAAGTATTGCATAAACGCAGCAACTTCGGTTTTAGAATAAAGACCGCCTTCTTTTGTATTAACGCTGTTGGCAATACGTTTGTACAGGAGATCCAAAATAGGAAGAAAGCGGTCGAAGTCTTTGGGAAATTCTACACTTATCGGTAATTGGTTTGCAAGTAATGCAGGATCAGAAGAAAAGCTCATCTAAAATGTGTTTCGGCCTCCCGCCCTTGCGTAAAGTGTAATTGCGTTTAATGCCCATGTATTTTCGTGAGTAATCATTTTATTCATAAGCTCATCATCATAAGTAAACGTCAAATTAAAAAATTGACCGTTGAGGGTAGCAAAGAACCTATGCCACGCATATTGAGATGCTGGCACATAAAATTGCGCGGGTGTTGTTGTTTCTAATTGCGTGTTACCGACTATCATATTAGCAACAGCAGCAGGGGAAGAATTGACATTAATAGCTATACTAAAAGCAACAAGATCATTCGTTGTACCTTCTGGAACATCTAAAAGAAAATCAAAGTAGCTGGCTTTTGTCTGCAAGCCTTGCTTTATGAATGGGCTAAAGTCTTTTGTTTGTGCATACATTTTAGGATACACTGCAAAACTAGCTCCTCCAACATATATTATATTCGCTGATGTTGTTGGCGTTGCAGGGGAAACAAATAAAGATTGGTCATCTTCGTATGCTTGATTTGTAAAATTCCATTCAGATATTTCAAAAGTATTTGTTGTTACGTTGTTTATAACAAACAAACGATTGTTTAAGTTTGTTGGTACTACAACCGAAGGGCCGACCGACGTATCAATAAACTGCAAATTAGCAAAAGAGATGATTGTATCGTTATCTAAGTTATGATTAGCAGATGTTACAAGTATTGGCGTTACGCTTGTATCAATAGAATCAACGCTCAAAGAAACATCGTCAGGGGTTCTATTTCCGTAAATTAAAACATAACCTTGAGCATTTCCTGCAGCAATTGAGGGAAATTTCGTTTGTGCGTTGTTATTAGACCACGTAACGGCATCGTTATCCCAATAAACATCCAGACTATCCCATGATACAGAGTTTTGCAGCTGAAAATTACCAAAGCAGGTAACATTATCATTAAATAGACTGTAAGTATTGTTGCGGTAGTTATACACAAGAACACGATTTTGAAAAATTCTATTGCTACCCTCTTCGGGATATGTCCAATACACCAATTCTTTTTGGTAGTCTCTAATGCCATAAACTCTATTCGGGCCATTGTTTACATTTTGTATAGAATCGAAAACAAAATCTGGTATAGCTAAATCTATTCTTTCTACTTGTGTAGCATTTGAAGCAATAATGGCTTTATCGCCGATAGCTAAAACCCTATCATTAAATAATACAGGCGAAAAAGTACTTTCGCAACCAAAATCAGCACTGATACGCTCCCATATAAATGGTAAGCCATATTCGCCAAGATACCTTAATTGCCAAGTACTTTGTTCAAAATATGCTATAAGAGTGTTTTGTATATATCCAATGCCGATAATTTCTTCATTTGTAGGCGCATCGATAAAACCACCCCTGCCGAATTGATCTGAACGCCAAGAGTCTACAGCAACTGGATTTCCTATTTGAGAAAATCTGCATCTATTGAAGAAGTTAGTTGAAGTGCCTGGCCCCGCTGCAAGTGTTCCTTCATATGTGTTTAAAGCAAGAAGTCGTCCATAATAAGAAACAAGTATTCTTGCTGAAAATAAATGGTAGTCAGTTCCTGCAAGGTTGTATACGATAGGCAAAAAATCTGTCCAACTGTTACCGTCAGTATACCTCATCGGATTAGCTAAACTTGGCTGAAAGTTTGTTTCGAAAAATAGCCTTATGCTTTGTGAAGCCCCTGTATAATTTTCAGTGTAGAAAAAATTGAAGTTTGTGCTATTCCAAGAAGTTCCAGGAATCCATTCATCGAAAATACCGCCAGTAAATATATAGGCGTATCTTGTATCAAAAAATATTGTTTGTTCATCGTTAATGCCGGGTACTTCCCTTTCTCTAATGCCCATCACAGGTAAACTAGGGTAATACGAGTAGCTTAAAACTACATCAAAAGGGCCACCTACAAAATTGTTTATTATGTTTATTGAGCCAGTTGAGTAATTTATTGTTCCGTAGTTGTTGGCATCACTTGTTATAAGCCCATTTCCATTGTCTGTGTAGGTTTTAATTGTTGGGCCAAGTGGATCTGTAATTGTAAATGAAACGCTTCCCGGGACTATTTGTGCATTAGGCTCAGTGGGGACTAAACTTGCGTTGGAAATGAAAAAACCGCCTGACGTATATGCACCGAATAAAGCTGCATTAACGCCAATATTAAAATTATAGTCGTCAATGACGGTTATATTAAAAGTTACATTGTTGTATCCCACTGCTCCGCCAACGTTGCTCAAGATTACAGAGTCGCCAGTATTCAAATTATGAGGTGATGTCGTTGTTACAACTCCGGGGCTAGCATTATTTGCGTTAGCAACGTAACCTACCACGGATTTTATGTTCGATGTAAATAGTCCCGCTGTAGCTTTAAAATAATTGATATTTGTAAAGTTACGTCTTAACCTACCTAGAAGTAAATTTCCATATCTTTTTTCAATTCTACCTCTAAATATAAATGCATTTTCTAACGACTGGAAGGCATCATCCTCAAGCAAAAAAGGCTTGTTGTACTTTACAAGTCCGCCCTTATCGTATCCAAAAACATTTATAGGAACCAAACCAGACATTATATCCCTATAGCAATATAATAAACTGTTCTGTTTGTTGCTCCTGCGCTTGTTCTAACGACAAAATTATTAATATTTGGCGTACCAACAACGCTTGCAGATTCCGCAGAATTGCTTCCAAAAGTACCGCAAGAAGGTATTACAATATATACAGCTGAGGTAAAAGGATCAGGATTTCCAAGGCTATCGATGTAAGTAATAGTCGTATTTGAGCTTGGTGGGACAGCCGCTTGAAAGCCCCATTTCAATTTAAAACCAAAGAATTCTATTTTTCCATTATTACCTGCATCGAAAGCACCTGTAAGCTGTTGAACGATGCCGTTGTTTTCATTTCTTAAGAAAAGCTGTGCAACGCTTCCAGATCCCTGTTTACAAAACAAACCTATTTCATTTGCAAGGGTTGCAGGGTCGCTACCTTGTTCTGGCATCTGTAAGAATTTATGCTTGCCCCTGTCAGCTGAGTTTACGTCGACATGGTTTTTAGTCATGTTGTCGTAGTAATTTGTAAAATTGTTTCTTATGTTGTCTCTAGTGCCACCAAGGGTTTGGCCTGTGGTTGGAATATTTGGGGTGAAGTTAACCATGAATTACTTACCTTTTTTCTTTTTCTTATCGCACGCTTTTATTTCAGCATATCTTTTTTTATCATCTTTTAAAAGATCCGATAAACGCTTTGTGACATCTTTTTTTAGCTTTATAATCTTTTTGTCCATTAGTTAGCAACGCCTCCAAAGCCAAGGCCCATTGAGCCGTAATTCATGTTTAATTGATCTTTATAAATAGTACTCACAGATTGCTTTCCAAGTTGTGCATAAGTTCTTGTTTCATTTAGAGAATAAGCTTGCAATAAGAATTGTTCCATGATGCCTACGCCGTCCATGTCTAGTCTATCTTGAAACACTTTTTTAGCTGCTCCAAAAGCAATTGTTTCCCACCATTCATTGAGCTCTGGTAACCCTAGGGATGCAGGGGAAGTTAATAAAGCTTGTGAAGGGCTTCTATAAGCGACTATTTGAATAGTATAACCTTTGTCTGGCACTGGTCTAAGCGTGAACTGGTTTTGAAAAAAGAGGATGCTCAGAGGAATGCTTAATTGCGTTGGATTATATTGTATTTGTATTGCTTGCCCTGCCGTTGTAGGACCTGAGAAAGTAAGATTTGTTATAACGCCAGTTTCATAATTAATAGAGCCATTAACGCAATCGCCTACAAGTGTTCCTACGCTAGAATTAGGTGTTGGCACATCGGTAACATTATAAGTTATGCCGTTTGCAACGTTAGTTGTTATCAAGATGTTTTGCACTCTTCCAGCAGGATACGGAACTTGAGATGTTGTAGTTTGCCCTGTGTTTGCTGGATTGTTGTTTGTACTTCTAATTAGTGGCTTTGCACTAGTAAAACCGCTATAAGGCCCTGCCGTTCCATCGCAAGTTGCAAAGTTGTTTTGGTATTGCCAATTGTAATTAACGCCAAAAAAAGGCCAAGGATTGTTAAAAAACGCTATTCCTCGATTCATGCAATAAGCTGGCTGCTCAACTGTTGTGTAATGCTCGCTATCGAAAGGGTAAGTATCTATGCCTTTAATTGTATTGAAAGTATAAACGTCTTTTAATTTAAGGCTTCGAAACTGTGCTGGAAAGTCATAGGAATAGAAAGAATTAATGTAGTCGTCGATGTCGCTATCAGTAAGCTGAAAATTTGTTGCTGATCCAGTAAGTTTTCTTATCTTTGTTCTTATTGCTTGTAATGTAGCTATTACCATTGATCAACTCGGTTTATTGTCAAAAACAGGTTCTAAAGTTACCGTGGGTGTGTACTCTGATGGCTTTATTCCTGAACCCGAAGGAACCACTATAGCAGGAATTTGGACAACACCCACGGCAGGATAGATAAAAGCGCTAAAATTCAAGGTATCTATCTCAAGGGTTATCGTATCAAAAGACAAATCAATTACTCTACTAGAAATATCATTAATTTCTATCATTCCATAGGGCTTTGAACACTTGACAGTAACGATTTCGCCAAGCTTAAAGAAATGCTCCTCCGTAAACGTGATAATACAATTTTGTGAATTAGTAATATTATTAATATATCGCAACGGAGGAACAAAAATACTCATAGAACATCCATGGGTGTGAATCTTAATCTAGATGTTTTTGTAACAGAAGCTGGAATAAAAGAGCCATCGCCTTTTTCCGTTCCCATATTACGAACCTTTTTCACAGTGTTGTTTAGATGCTTAATAATACCCATAGGTAGTTCGCATATTTCACCATGAACCAGACGGATAGTTTGTATAGGATCTTCTTTAAAGAATCTATAGCTAAATTCAACCCATCCCCCTTGAGCGTCTACAAATTCAAACATACCTTTTACGAGCCTTGAATGCTCTTTTCGTAGCTTTTTAGTCATTTCTTCAACTTCGGGAGCTGGTCTCGTGTTGATTTTCTTTTTATTGTATTCTCTTACTTGCATGTCGCCTCTTTTTT